GGATCACACATGGCGACGGGGCTCGCACAGCTAATTGATCCATAAGCCCCTTAAAAAAAATATCCAAGTGTGACGGGAACTCCTGTTATAGGGAATTGAGTTTGAAACTTGTCAAGCATAAAAGCGACAAATGCTTGATTATTTTTTAAAAAATGTTCTTAAAGGGGAAATGAGATTGAAAGACCCTCTGGCTATGAGTGTGGCTGCGGCTGGGGACAAGGGCAGGAACTTTTTAGAAAGGCGTGATCCTGCTATGGCTGCGCGTGTCTTGGAGATGTTGGCTGATGGGAATAGTTATAGGGAGATTAGAAAGGAGACTGGGTTGGACTGGGAGACGGTGAGTAGGCTTAAGGCTAGGCATTCGATGGTGTTGGAGGAGAGGAGGAAGCAATTGGCTCAGGATGCTTTGGATGTGGCTGAGGGGTTGAGATTGCTTCAGAAGGAGAAGATGCGGATGCTGGCGGAAGACCCTGAGCAGTTGGCGCGGACTAACATCAGGGATTTGGCGATTCCTTGGGGTATTGCCAATGACAAGTTTATGGCGGCTATGGGAGAGAACAAGGTGACGATAGAGCACAAGACTGCTGCCCCTAGTTTGGAGGATGCGATGAAGGCGATTGAGGAAGCTAGGGCCAAGCTGAAGGCTGGGAGCCTTGAGGCCATTGTTAAGCCTGTTGAAAAAACGAACTAAGATTTTCAACAAATCAATTCCACTTTCTAGAAACTGGTATGACTGACCAAGAATGGATAGATAGGCGGGCTAAGGAGATCAATCCTGACGAGATTGCGGAGAAGAAGCGTTTGCTCAGGAAGGACTTCATTGATAACGCCAAGTACTACTGCACTAGGGGAAAATCAAAGTGGATTAGTAATGACTACCACTTGATTCCAAACATTGGTCTATCAGTTGGAACTTATTGCAATTACAATGCCCGACTTTATGATATGTATGGGCTACAAGAATTAATTATCAAAATATCGCTTTGTTTTCTAAAGTTTAAGCAAGAATGGTCATTTAAAATTAGCAAGCTTCATCCAGATATGCGGAAGAGCATTGGTGATGGCGGCGCTTTTTAACTCCCAAGCATGAGCCTTAGCTGGGAAAGGCACGAAGTCCTAAAGCCGCCAACTGACGAGGAGTTGGCAGTCATGGCTCCTGAGGATGTCCTCAAGCTCCATGAGGTTTACCATTCGGCAATCGCGAATAGCAGACGCGATCCGTACAGATATGGGTGGAAACTTCCCCATTGGAAGGATGCGGAGGAGCTTCTAGGCACCCATTCCGAGCTTCTGGTGAGTGGAGGCAATCGCTCAGGCAAGACAAGTTGGGCGGCTCATGCCGTGGTTAAGGCGGCGGTGGAGAATCCACAGTCCACCATCATGTGCTTTGCCCAGAATGCGGATGTTTCCATCCGTCAGCAGCAGAGTGCCGTATACGATGCGTTGCCTGAAGAGTACAGGGTGAAGGTCTTGGGTACGGAAGAGAACGTGTCGTATACGCGAAAGAACGGCTTCAGTAAGTCTAGTCTTATCCTGCCTAACAGCAAAAGCTCCATCATCTTTAAGACTTATGCACAATTCCTTAACAACGACACCATCCTTGAAGGTGCTGAGTTGGGTTGCCGCGACCCTAAGTGGATTAACATTGGTGCTTGGTGCGACGAGTATCTGGTGGGACCAGAACTACTGGCTACTCTTCGCTTCCGTCTTGCCACTCGCAACAGCAAACTTGTTGTTACATTTACACCTGTTGATGGATATACGGAAGTTGTCCGAGATTATGTCCAAGGAGCAGAAACCTTACGTTCAAAGCAAGCCGAGTTATTGGGCGGAAGATCAGTACCTTATCTTCAAAAGTCGAAAAACAGGGACTCAGGAATCATCTACTTCCACAGTAGGGACAACCCCTTCGGTGGTTACGAGCGTATTTCCAAAGACCTAGCTGGCAGACCTGAGCCAGAGATTCTTACCCGTGCTTATGGCATAGCCACCAAGTCTGTTAGTACAAAGTTCCCAAACTTCTCTCGGGAGATCAATGTTATCCCCCATGAGAAAATGGACTTAAGGGGAAAAACCAAGTACATGATCTTGGACCCTGCTGGTCGAAAGAACTGGTTCATGGCATGGGTGGCTATTGATGAGTCCGAGACTTGGTATGTCTATCGCGAATGGCCCGACATTAACGTGGGAGATTGGGCCAGATGGCACGGAGGCAAGTGGTCTGGAGGAGAAGGATCAAAGGGATTGGGATATGGGATAAAGGACTATGTTGAGTTAATTACCAGCATGGAGTCCGAAACCAAAGACACCATCTTTGAACGCCTTATTGATCCTCGCCTAGGCGCTGCTAAGTATCAGACTCAGGACGGAGCTTCGTCCATTATTGAAGACCTAGCTGATAATGGTCTCACCTTTATTCCGGCACCGGGAATTGATATTGAGGATGGGTTGCAAGCCTTGCAGAGCAAGATGTCCTATAACAGGAAGTTTCCAATTGACTCCGTAAACAGACCTCACTTTTACATCTCGGAAAGATGTCAGAACATCATCTCAGCCCTACAGGAGTACACGGCGGAAGGCGGGCAGGATGAAGCGTGGAAAGACCCGATAGACGTTATTCGTTATTTAGCTGTTAGTCCCGCTTGCTACATAAGCGAGGACACAATGAAAACAACCAAAACTAATAGAGGTGGCTATTGAAAAAGGCTAAGAAGATTGAAAAGGTGGAACCTACTTCTCCTGTTCAGGATAAGGTTATTCGTGTAAAGGTTTTGCAACAGGCTAAGAATCCCCAATGGATTTATTGCAAAGGCATTGGCGTGGACATGGGGAAGATTCCTGTTGTTATTCCTCGTCGCCTAACTAACAAGCTTATTGGCAAAGAAGTTCTTGTGGAAGGCATTACGGATAACGTAGGCACCACATATCGGTATGTCCAAGATCAACCCCATTGATGAAACCACCAACAATCGGTGGCTTATCCAGCACTCCGATAGGTTGATTAGATATGAGTATGAGCAGAGATTGAAGGGTAAAATTACGGAAGAAATGTTCCCTGATGAGCTTGCGGATCGAATTGGCCGCACGCAGGAGTACGTTTGTGGTATTATTAAGAACGCAATCTCCCGCGCCAAATCATGCTCCAAACCAAGCAACAGCAAGCCCTAACTTTCGTTGATGATGACGGTCCTGATGTTGTTGCGCTTGTTGGCGCATACAATCGGACGCTAACAGAACTATCCACCTACTTTGACCAGTGCGTAAGTAGTTCGGATGGTCGGCGTTGTTATTGGCCGGGAAAGTCTTCTGATCTTCGTAAGCACGGTGCGGATGCTTTCCCGTGGGACGGGGCCTCAGATACGGAGGCTCGTTTGATTGATGAGCGTATTAGTAATTACGTTTCCATCTTTATGGCGGCTCTGGAGCGCGCCAACATCCGTGCCTATCCAGTGGAGATGTCGGACTCTGGACGGGCTAGGGTGGTCAGTGCATTCATCAAGTGGATGCGCTCCTCCTACATCCAGCGTTTCCGTCAGGAGATGGAGCTTGCGGCTAATTACTTTCTTGAGCGTGGGTTGATGATTACCTATGTTGGATGGGAGCGAATGGAGAAGAAGTATCTCCAGAAGATTGATTTGCAGCAGATTGCTGCTAATTCCCCTGAACTAGCGAAGCTCATCATTGAGGGCCAAAACGATGATGACATCGTTAAGATGTTGAAGGCGGTTTATCCCGATCTTATCGACAAGAAGGCTAAGAGGGCTTTGAAGGATTTGCGGGATAAAGGCGTGGGAGAAATCCCTGTAAGCCGTCTTTCCGTTGATCGGCCTTTTGTGCAGACCTGTGCTCCTGACGGGGATGTGTTCTTCCCTTCCTATTGCATTGATCCGCAGCGTGCGCCTTTTGTTTTCTACCGCACGTTCCTTTCTGTGCAGGAAGTGTTGTCCCGCGCCGCTTCAGATGGATGGGATATGGAATGGTGCGAGTATGTGGTGAAGCATTGCCGTGGAGTGAACACCTATAATTTGGAAAATGTTTACGGCACCCGTGGCAACTCTTATGCCCGCTACCGTCAACAGTATGACGCTACTGAGCTTGTAGAAGTCATTTATGGATTCAATCGTTTGATTGACCCAGAGGATGGCTCTGAAGGTATTTACGTCACCGTCTTCAACCCTAATTTCACTGGTCAAGGAGATATTAAGCCATACGCCAAGTATGAGCTTTTGAATGGGTATAACGACTATCCTTTCATTGTTACCCGTCTGTCCGAGGATAGCAAGCGGATGTACGAAGTACAAACCTTTACGGATATTCTGAAGGGTCCGCAGGATCAGGTGAAAGCGGAACGTGATAGCCGCATTGATCGTAATAGCTTGGCCACCCTTCCCCCGATTATGCACCAGCCGGGGAATCCTCCTACGGACTGGGGACCGGGACGCTTTATTCCTGTGCGTCGGGCGGGTGAGATTGCCTTTGGGCCTACCCCTCCATACAATCCGGGATCGGTAGAGATGGAGAAGACAATGATTGAGGCGGCTGATAACATTGTCGGCCTAAACTCAAACAATCCTGTTAGTCAGATTCGCCAGCAGTTTCTAGTTAATAAGTTTCTGCATCACGCTCAGGAAGTTCTGAAGGCTTGCTTTAAGTCCTATCAGAGGTTTGGTCCTGAGCAGATGTTCTTCCGCGTCACCGGGGTGGCTGATCCGATGCGATTTGATAAGGGTAATCCCGACGAGGACTTTGACATTAAGATTAGCTTTGATGTATTAAACAACGATCCTGAGACGGTTGAGAACCGCCTTGGTCAGTTTGTAAGTCTATTGCAATTGGACCGTAATGGTCGTATCAATGTGGATGCAGTGCTTGAAATGAGTGCCACTAAGATTGATCCCATCATGGCTGATGCCTTTTTGCAACCGGGTGAACAGGTCCACATGG